AAGGCACTAACACCTGGGCATACCTCACGTGAGCCTCGCTATACCGATCTTAGCAAGGCTCATCTTACTACGGCAATATTACCTTTCACTTTTTACTTGACTTTTTAAATACTTATGTGTATAACACATTAACTTAATACGAACACAAAGGAGATTAACAAGTATGACCACACAAGACACTTCATTACCCGCAGTTCAAGGCCCTGCTATGACAGCAAGTGAACTAGCGGATCTATACGGCATTAACACTTCAGAGGCCCCTCAGCTTGCTCGGGTGTCTATCAATAAAGACCCTGTTGTTGAGGATGAATCAGGTAACGATCTAGTAGTACCTGCACCTAGCCTTAAGTTTCGGCCCCCTCAAGGTGAGGATATTTACGCTAAGGATGTCTCTATCCAGGTGTATTACTCCACCATGCAGTCCTCAGTGTGGGACAATGACAGCGAGAAGTTCACTAATATGTCTAGTCACTTCACCTCATGGCGTGACAATGCCTTGGATTGGCATGGGGGTGACAAGTGCGGGTGGATCTCTTCTAAAGAGCGGGAGAAGTTAAAGGATGTTGATCCTATTGCTTACTCTAACGCTAAGGCAGTTAAACTCAGCCGCCACTTGTTTGGTTTGATTACGATGAAAGACGAGAAGGGTAAGGTCCTGATTGATAGCGAGCCTTTCCGAATGAAGCTGAGTCCTTCTAACTTCCAAGGCATTGACAACACTCTCAAGTCTATCTTCAAGGGTCACAGTATTAATCCAGCTAGTGTGCCTCTTGCGATCTCTTATCAGCGCCAAAAGGCAGGTTCAAACACTTACTATGTTTTAGGATACAAGCCTGACTATGGGAATATTGTCCAGTTAGACTCAGACTACAATATCCTTGTAGACGACTTTAGGTCTGTTGTAGAGTACGAGAATAACCAGATCATTGAGAAAATGCGTGAGAATGCTGAGTATCATTCTGAGGATGATCTTGGCGATGTGATTGACCAATAGGAGTAGTATATGTACGATGAAGGCAACATGCACCCCTTAGCACGTAAGATCAATACGTTCTTAATGACTAAGGGTGAGTTGCCTGACAGCGTAATGGACTGGGCAGCTAAGGTTTATCGGGAGAAGCTGGGGACATACAATGAGAAGCGTAGGCCCTACAAGGACAATGTTTCTATGTCCTCGGTCGGTAAACCTTTCTGTCAACTTCATGCAGAGAAACTAAAGTGGCCTAAGTTGCCTGTCTCAGACTCTTTAAAGTTAAAGATGTTATATGGGCATACAACAGAGGTAATCGCTCTAGCCGTTCTTTATGCGTCAGGCGTTAATGTTTTAACTATGTCGGAGAAAACTGTACTGCCCACAGAGAACGGGGACATCAAGGGGGAGCTAGATTTAATCATTGAGATTGATGGTCAGCCTTCCTTATGGGATATCAAGACTGCTTCCCCATATGCGTATGACAGTAAGTTTTCGAGCTATGAGAAGCTTAAGGATAATGACGACTTTGGTTATGTAGATCAACTGCATGGGTACACTCGGGCAGCTAGGAAAGATTATCCAGGGTTAGTTATTGGGGGTTGGATTGTCGTTCACAAGGTTACGGGAGAGATCAAGATTGTCCCTGCTAATCCTATGGACGAGCCAGAGATAATCAGCAAGATCTCTAATACTCTCAAGCGTTACTCGGAAGCTACTGAGGATAACTTTGAGCGTGGTTATAGTGATGTAGCGGAGACCTTTTATAAGAAGCCTACTGGTAACAGGAAGCTAGGCATTACTTGTTCTTACTGTGACTTCAAGTATTCTTGTTGGCCAGGGCTAGAGCATAAGCCTAACGAGCGTTCTAGGAGTAAGGATGCTTTCGCTTACTACACGCACTGGAGGCCGATGGACGGTGGCCAGAGTTAATAAGCGTACTAAAAAGTCTACGGCAGTTAAGACAGGGAAAAGAGGAGGCCCTACAAACGCCGCAGCAATAGCTAATGGTTATAGGTCGGGCCTAGAAGATCGGGTTGCCCTAGAGTTATCCAAGATTGGTATTAAAGATTGCTATGAGATTCTTAAGATACCTTTCTTGCAGCCCGAAAAGAAGCGGACCTATACACCAGATTTTGTGTTACCGAATGGGGTTATCGTAGAGACAAAAGGAATCTTCACTGTAGCGGATAGGCAGAAGCATCTTTGGATTAAAGATCAGCACCCGCATTTAGATATCCGGTTTGTGTTTAGTAACTCTAGGAGCAAGATACGAAAGGGAAGCAAGACTACTTACGCCATGTGGTGTACTAAGAACGGATTTGACTATGCAGATAAATCTATACCCCTAGAATGGATAAACGAGGATAATAAATAATGACTGATGATACTATTAAAGGTGCTCCACCTGAAGGTGAGAGTATAGTTACCAAAGAGGGAGGCATCACTTACCATCGCCTAGCTGTACCTGATAACACATATTGTTTCTTTGTACATGTTGAACCTGAGACAAATCGTATTATATTTGATGTAGCAGACTTGGTTACAGAGGAACTTCAAGACACTTACGCAAGCGATTTAATGATGGGTATCATCGATGATTTGTCAGGCAGTATTCAGAAAGTCGTAGAGACTTATTCAGAAGATTTAGATATTCCTGGGCAGGAGGGTGATGAACACTTGCAGATGAGCTTTGATTTACCTGAGGGATCTAAGGTTGTCCCTTTTAACAAGAGTAAGAAACTGCACTAGCAGAATATGTACTCAGGAAACTATAAGGATAAATTTACAATGGCAGGGCCAGAGGACTATTTTGGAGGTACTTTAGATAGACCAGAGGCTAGGGAAAACCCTAAGTACGTACAGCAGCTTAAAGAGGGTAAGGCTCCTTTGGAGTATCTACCTTGGACTTCCTTAGCTTCTGTGGCTAAGGTTATGCAATCGGGGGCGGATAAGTACGGATCTCGTAACTGGCGTAAAGACCCGATTAAGGCCAGTACATATGTAGCAGCTATAGCACGACACGCACTCTTAGAGTGGGCTGAAGGTAGCGATGAGGATTATGATACTGGTGAACATCCTCTAGCACACGTCATAGCATGTTGCATGATTGTGCTGGATTCTATTGAGCAAGGAACTTTAATTGACGACCGTAAGGTTACTGAAAGCAAAGGAGATTAGTAAAATGACGACTGAAGCACAAGTAGATAAGTTAGCAGAAGATATCAAGGAACTCCAGGACAAACTCAAGGCTAAGGAAGACGAGTGGGATAGTCTACAAACTTCTGAGTATGATACTGCTAGGAACGCACTTATTGAAGCTTACAATAATTACGTTGAACAAGCAGAGAAACACTACTCTTCCATGAGCATCTTTCCTCTGAATGTCTGCGTGAGTAAGTGGGGTTTTTAAGGTGAAACTTAAAGTTCGTATGGAGTTGGTTGTAGATTCCGACGACGCCTCGTGGGTCCCTACTGATGGGATCCATGGGGTAGAGGATGAAGCCCAAGAACTTATTATTGAAGCCATTGAACAGTGCGTAGATGGTACACGAGTAAAAGCTATAGGTGTTAAAGTATATGATTGATAATTACGGAATGACGGACTACATGAAGTTCATCGCACTATCTCGGTACGCCAAATGGCTGCCTGAAGAGAAGCGTCGAGAGAACTTTGGAGAGACCGTTGAGCGATACTTGGATAATGTAGTAGCCCCTAAGATTCGAGGGGTTATGGAGGATTCCTCTGTTTTGATTGAGGATATCCGAAACTATCTTTTGTCTCTTGGGGTCATGCCTTCGATGCGAGCTATGATGACAGCAGGTACTGCTATGGAGCGGGATAATACTTGCGCGTACAACTGCTCATATCTACCAGTGGATGACCCAAAGGCTTTCGATGAAGCCATGTTTATTCTTATGAACGGTACAGGAGTAGGATTCTCAGTCGAGCGGCAGTTTATCTCTAAGCTACCTGAGGTTCCCGAGGAGATCTATGAGAGTAATGATGTCCTGGTTGTTGGAGACAGCAAGGAAGCATGGGCTAAGGCGTATCGGAAGTTACTGGCATTGCTTTGGTCAGGTGAGATTCCTAAGTGGGATACATCTAAGGTTCGTCCAGCAGGTGCTAAGCTAAAGACCTTTGGGGGACGTGCTTCTGGTCCTGCCCCTTTGGTTGATCTGTTTAACTTCACAATCAATATCTTCAAGAATGCTAAAGGTCGTAAACTATCTTCCTTGGAGTGCCACGACATTATGTGTAAGATCGGGGAGATTGTGGTTGTCGGAGGTGTCCGTCGTTCTGCTATGATCTCTCTGTCAAACCTGAGTGATGACCGGATGCGTCATGCTAAATCTGGAATGTGGTGGGAAGCCTCAGGTCATCGTGCGTTGGCTAATAACTCCGTGGCTTACACAGAGAACCCTGACATGGAGACTTTCCTACGTGAATGGTCTGCTTTGGTAGAGAGCAAGTCAGGGGAGCGAGGTATATTCAATCGTCAAGCCAGTAAACTTCAGGCAGCCAAGAATGGTCGGCGTGACCCTAATCACGAGTGGGGCACAAATCCTTGCTCGGAGATTATTTTACGACCTAATCAGTTCTGTTAAGGAAGATAGCAGAAGTAAAACAGGGTGAATTGCTGGGAAGCCTAAGTCATTTACGATAAGGTAATCAGCAGCCAAGCTTGGGCCGGGAGGCTCTTGAAGGTTCAACGACTAGGACATACCTTCTAGGACAGAAGATGAAGTCCTTACACTCAAGTGAGTGGAAGCGCCCTGCCCTTATTAATTTAATAATAGGGTGATGATATAGTCTGATCTGTAAGGAAACTTGCAGGAGAGTTTGACGGAGACTCCGCCGAAGAAGTAACGCAATTCGGTGAACATAAATGAATCTTACAGAAGTGGTGGTACGTGCCACAGACTCCTTGGAAGACCTGGAGAATAAGGTGGCTATTGCTACAATTCTAGGGACTATTCAGAGTACTTACACGAAGTTCCCGTACCTCCGTAAGGTGTGGCAGAAGAATACTGAAGAAGAGCGTCTTCTAGGTGTAAGCCTAACAGGTATCATGGACAATCCTTTGATGACCTTGGATAACCCTGATCTTCCTGGAATGCTTGAAGGTCTGCGTAACATTGCCGTGGAGACTAATGGTTATTGGGCAGATCTCTTGGGGATTCCTCGATCAACTGCGATTACCTGTGTCAAGCCTAGTGGTACTGTATCTCAGCTAGTAGATTCAGCGTCTGGCATCCATACTCGTCACGCCAAGTATTACATTCGGACTGTACGAGGAGACAACAAGGACCCTCTGACACAGTTTATGAAGGATCGAGGCATCCCTAATGAGCCTTGTGTTATGAAGCCTGATACTACTACAGTGTTCTCCTTCCCCCAGGCATCACCTAAGGATGCTGTGGTTCGAGAAGATTCTAATGCGGTAGATCAACTAAAGACTTGGCTTATGTATCAGCGCCATTGGTGTGAGCATAAACCTAGTGTTACTATTAACGTCAAGGATGACGAGTGGATGGACGTAGGTGCATTTGTCTATAGGAACTTCTCAGAGATGTCTGGGGTATCCTTCTTGCCTTACGACGGAGGTACATATCAACAGGCTCCTTATCAAGAGTGCGATGAGAAGACGTACCTAGACGCACTAGAGATTATGCCAGACAGCCTGGATTGGTCTGAGTTGTCTCAGTACGAGCAGGAGGATAATACAGTATCTATGCAAACTATGGCCTGCTCAGGGGATACTTGTGAGTTAGTGGACTTAACTTAGAAGGGACTTAAGAGTGCTAGATAAACCTAAGCAGCTTGAGTTTTTCGTAGAGCACGAGGATCTAGGGGCAGGTGAAGGTAAGGTATGCAGTAAGTGTGAGCACTACCTTCCTTTATCTGCTTTCTCCTTCACTAGCGGAGGTAACTATCTTAGGGCCGAGTGTCGTAAGTGCAACCAAGAACTTACTAAGGTTCGTCAGGAGTTACGAAAGAAACATGAGTATCCACCAGAAGATTATAGATGTCCTGTCTGCAATGGTAATGCGGAAGAAGTCAAAGGCAAAGGGAACACCCGTAACGGGCCTTGGGTACTCGACCATTGTCACGAAACACAGAGGTTCCGGGGATGGCTTTGTCATAAATGCAATAGGGCCTTGGGAGGGTTCGACGACAGTAAAGAAATCTTACAACGCGCAATAAATTATCTTAAAGGAATTACGAATGGAAGTTAAACTGATTGACCATATGGGTTCTGACTTGTCTGTGGTTAATTCTGCAAGAGTTAGCTTTAACAAAGATTCATTTAAATACTCAGACCTATATATTGAGGTGGAAGAGGGGGCAGAGATCCCTGATTGGTTCAAAGATATTTCTTCGGAAAGTGATCTTAATAAAGCCTTAGCGGCTAATAACATTAAGATATACGACGAGAGTACTAATGAGATATACCACGACAGTACTAAAAGTATTTTTAGAAGAGTACGAGATACAGAAAAAGTAAAAGTATTCAAACGTAAAGGATTTTCGACGGAGGACAAGAAACTAATTAAGTACCTAGCTACACACAATCATTTTACTCCCTTTACGCATTGTACTATTACGCTACGAGAAAAAGTACCCATCTTTGTAGCTAGGCAGCGATTTAAGCATCAGATTGGATTCTCGTATAATGAAGTTAGCCGACGATATGTAGATTACGAGCCTGAGTTTTATACTCCTGAAGAGTGGCGAGCAAAGGCAGACAATAAGAAACAAGGGTCTGAAGAGGGTACTGATATTGATATTAACCCAGAAGGTTTTGTAATAGATGTGTATCAGCAATCAATCTCTCGTGCTATGTGGACCTACGAGGATCTCCTAAGACGTGGAGTGTGTCCCGAGCAGGCCCGGATGGTACTGCCGCAGTCTACGTATACTGAATATTGGGTGACAGGCTCCTTAGCAGCTTGGGCAAGAGCCTACAACTTGAGGAGTAAACCGGACGCCCAGAAAGAGATTAGAGACTTAGCCTCTATGTGGAATGATATACTATCTGAATTATACCCTTATAGCTGGAAGGAGCTTACACAAAATGAAGACTAAATTAACATTTGCCTTAATTGCTTTCCTATCATACCTCGGAGTGTCCTCAGCATACGCTAAGACTCCTACGCAGTGCGGGAGTATTCCTTCCGTTACTCAGCGACTACAGGACAAGCAAGGGCAAGTACCCATCTTCTCAGGATTCTCTGAGAGGGGAGGGATTATCATTGTGGTCTACGCTAACAAGGAAAGTAATATGTGGTCGGCAGGAACGATCTCTCCAGGACGCCCTGGGATTATTTGTTTCTTAGATAGCGGTATTATGACTAAATTACCTAAGGGTCCTGAGACGTGATCTAGGGTACTTTGATACTGCTGATGTCGAAACTAAAAACCCCCTACTAGGTAATCAATCCTAGAGGGGGCTTCTTCTTTATAAGAGCTAAAATATAGACACTACCGCTTACTAAATCCCGCACCAAAGTAAAGTCCGGTTATGGCAGCTACTAAGTTAGTATCGAGAGGAGTGATGACAAATCCTGTAAAGGACTTCCATTCCACAACCTCTTCAGGACCGAATAACCAGTTCCAGAAGCCGCCTTGAAGTTCTAAGTACCCTACAGTAACAACCCAGGGAGTACCTATGTATATCAAGGCAGCTATTTTAGGCAGCAGGATAATTGAGAACACAGCAGTTAGTGCAATGATTCTCCGAGTCCATGCAAAATGCTTATCCCTCATACCGTGTTGGCGTACTAAGTTAGCCTGCTTTCCTTGTTCCGCCATAGCTGAGATTTGCATCTTTGTGCGTTCTGCTGAGGCATGTAAGCTTTGCCCCCAGATCGACATGACACCGCCCAGGATTGTTGAGAATAACAAGGTGATTATTTCTAAAGGTAATCCAAACATTTTATTATTGTCCTAGCTGTGCTGCTCTCCTAGTAAACTGCAAGAGGTCTGCTTTAACACCTCTCTCCTGAGCTTCATAGACCTTCTTAACTATCTCCATACTGGTAGAAAGTCTCTCGGCATACTCAGGAGACTCTTTCTCATCTTGGTATTTTAGCAGAATGTCTAAGCCTTCTATGCCTGATTTTCTAAGGTAATTGATGGCTTTAGCTCTTTTAGCAGAAGGAATATCCTTGTACTTCTTAAATTCAGCCAATACAGGGAACTCATTTTCTAGCATAGTCTTGGTAATGTCTTTGAGATTGGTATGAGTTTTTGATCCCCTGATCCTATTAACTTTATCTAGGGGCTTAAGGAGGTTACTAGGAACAGCAGATCTATTGGACCCTCGGTAGTAGGATCGTAGCCTGTCCCGCTTATCCTTATCAGACATATTTTTATATTCTTCTGAGCTAATCTCCTGTAGTACCAAGTCCCCTTCTGCAATAGCTAACAACCCATTAGCTATATTATCGTATTCAGGAGAGTTAGATCGGAACTCTACAATTCTCTTATCCATACCGAGGTTATTGATCTCCTTCATAACTGGTCCCTTATTTCGAGACACGTTAAAGCCGATAACCTGCTTAGTAATAGGAAGTAAAGGACCTTTAGCTACACCCACTTGAGTCGGCATATACTTCTCAGGAACGTCTGAGAACACGTAAGGTTCTGCGGGAGTTCCTTGGATCAACGACTTAGCAAATTCATCAATCGCCGAAGACATAAAGGGATTAAACTCTGCAAACTCAGAACCTAAGACACCCTTCTGCTGCCTACGGTCTGTAAACTCTCGTGATTCACCGTCTCCAACAGTTTTAATAACATCCTGAATAGGTCTTAGGGGAGTCGTAAACGGGGCAGCAACATGACCTAACATGGACCCTACTACGGCCCCTAGTTTCTCAAACGCTTCAGGATCAGAGTCCCCATCTGTCATCTGGTAGAAAGTGTCAGATATTGTGTCAATAACTCGGCCTGGACTCCCTCGTAACGAAGGTCCTCCTAGAAACTCCCCTAAATCCCTAGAAAAAGTTTCTCTGGCAGGTTTACCTTTAATAAACATTTCAGCCGTGTCTGCTAAAAACATATATGCAGACAAAGGAAACATAGGCTTAGTATCCACTATACTTCCGTCTTTTCCTTCCAAGCCGTATATAGTACCATCGCCAGAGTATTGCTTTAACGCATACGCCGCCGATAGAAGAGCAAGACCTTCAGCAGTCTCTGCTACACCTCTAGATACTTCTTCAAGGGCCTTTTCCCTGCCTAGAAACTCTTTAGTTATAATATCAGCTTTACCCTCAAGTTCAGCTATACGGGCTTTTACTTGCGCTTTACCTTCTGCTCCTTTAGGTTTACTCCCAAGAAGTTCAGTCATTTCAGCACTTATTTCACTGAGTTCAGCACGTTTTTCTAGGGCGTCTTTTGCACCTTTCTTTTTTGCTGCTCGTACTTTTACAGCCCCTTTACCTGCTTTTATGATACCAAGACCGGACCTATTAACAGTGTACACCAAGGCGTTAATAAGAAAATTCGGGAAAGGCATAACAAGCTTAATAGCGGGATAACTATTGAGAAATCTCTGAAGATTATTGATGCCTGTACTAAAAATAGGGAGATCGTCCCCTGCTCTGCGAGATTGATAAGTTAGTCTATACGCTGCCTGAATACTTTTAGACACCATCTCATCGTCTATCAAGTCAAATCGGTTGCCTCGGATAACCTTCTCAATAGAGTCAAATTTGTCTACGTCAGCTTTAGACATAGCACCTCTATTACGTTTTAGCTTTACTTGGTTGTCTAGTTCCGCCATAAAGCCCGCCGTTTTAAAGGCCCTATCTTGAATTGAGTTTAACGTGTTGAATATGCGAGAGGCTTTGTTGAATGCTTTTCCGACTATACTGTCAGGCTCTCGTCCTAATTGGTCGTCAAATACTTGAAAGATTAAACGCTCTACCTCATCATATTTACCTGCAAGTATTTTAGCTAAGTCTTCAGTAGACGTAGAGTCCCTCAAAGCTTTCCATATACCTAAAGTGTCTTTACTGGATAACTGTTCAGGTCTGGTATATCCTAGAATATCCCCAGAGGTTTTAGTGATATAGTTGTTAAGAGCAGTATACCCAGCCTCCCCCGGAAGTCGGGCTAGAGAGCCGAGGACGTTTCGAGCCGTAGTGGCAGGTTGAGTAACCATGAAAGAACGCCAGATATCCACACCTACTCCGAGACGACCTGCGGCCTTACGTTCTTCTGCGCGTTGCTGAGATATAACACGAAGTTTAGAGCGCATCTCAGGCGTCTTTAGGACATCCTCAGCCTTTCCTGCGGTAACGCCTAATGCTTCCCCAGGACTTGCTAGACGTGCCAACATACTTGGGGAGATCTTTTGAGACTGAACAAGTTTAGTACCTGCTAGGCTGGCGTCTGCGCGAATGAAGTCGGCTAAGTCAGATAGCTCAATGTTATTAGACGCTAAGGATTTTACAAGATCCTCAGGAAGGTCCTCGGGATTAACCCCGTCAAGGATGGAGGCTCCTATTTCTGTAGTACGAGAGCGTAAGTCTACTTTACGAGATAGGCTGGGGTCCTTGACTACTAGGTCTTGAAGAGTGGAGTACACTCTGCTGATCATGTCTGTGTCAGTCAAAACCTCAAACATCTGACGAGTTTCTTCTTCAGAGATTCCGGCTTCTTTTGCCTTGTTCTTGAAGAAGTCTTTACCTTGTCTGACCTTATCTTGATCGAAGAACTTTCCGCTTTCTTTAATGTACCTTTTAATCTCATTATCAGCCTCAACTGCCGTAAGAGCCTTAAGGTCTTTAATGTCGTAGTCAATTTCTTTAACGGAAGGTATATTAGGATCTTTGTTGACGGCGGAGTCCTTAGCTAAGTATCTTACCGTTACCTTACCGTCAACCTGATTGTTCCGAATAAATCCTACATCATCATAGTCTTTTGAAATGCTCTCAGGAGTATCAATAGCTTTTACATAAATACCTTCAGTATTTAAGTCCTTTACCTCATCTACTGCTTCTGCTAGTGTGTTGGTACTTCCTGCCTTTCCTTGAGTTGTAGACTTCTCAAAGTTCTCTTGCATCTCCTTGATAACGTCTTTGGACTTGGGCCCAGACTTACCTAGAATAGCTTGACCAGCAGCTCCGAAGGCTCCTGCTGTTCCTGAACGAATAGCCACGGAAGTAGCGAGATCTCCCCAGTCAAATCCTTTGCGTAGCTGCATCTCTTGCTCAGCTTCTTGTAGCTCAGCTTCTTGGTAAGTAGCAATAGGGGCTTCTACGGCAGCACCTACAGCAGCAGAGCGAGCTACCTTATTTGCCAGGGCTTTATTTACAAATGTCTTAATGGCCGTCCGAGATAGTCCTGTTGCACCTGCTTTAAGGGCTGCACCAGCACCTGCTCCGATACCTGTAGCACCTAAAATAGTAGCGGCGATGTTCACAGGATCAGTAATAGAGTAGAGTGCATATTGACCTACTGCGGCGGCTTTGTCTCCTAGTGAAGTGTTATCTCCAAATACTTGATCAACCTCAGTGTCAATGGTATGGTATAGTTTCCCTAATTTCTTTAGGTACTCCTGGCTTTCTTTGTCCTCCGGTAGGTCTTCCAGATAATTTACGAAGCGAGAAGTGCCGTAAGTGTTTGTATGGATAAACCTGTACTCAGACATAAATTCGTCTAGGTACTCTTCAGCAGTGTCAAAAGATTGCCCTCTATCTCCATAGAACTTTATTAAGGCGTTTATATGGTCATCGTTATCTTTAAGGCTGTAAAGAGATACTTCTTTATCTTTGTTCTCTGTACCTTCTTCTTCTTTTATTGTAGCCATTTTAATATAGCCCTTTATTCAAAAAACATGCCTCTGTCTTTGCTAAACTTTTGCTTAACTAATATAGGAGGATTAGAACCTTTTACTTTCCATATGGTTGGATCTTCTGTCGCAACGACCTCCTTCCTAGTATATATTTTTTCAGTACCTGTATTACTAGGACTCCCTGTGTCTCCTTGACCTTTTCCGTCCTTCTGAGGAACTCCAGGCTTTTCTGATTTATACTTTTTGATAACATCCTCAATCCGACCTTCGGAGATCATTCGTCTATCCTCAGGCGTCAAGCTTTGAATGTTACCCAATCCTTTTGCGTAGTCTACAATCTTAGATAAATTAGCTTCTGTAACAGGCATATTAAGAGACTTCATAGTCATAATAGAATTTACTGCATTTATAAGAGGCTTATTATTTTTATTATTGCCGTCGCTAGACAACTGTTCTAAAGTCGCCTGGACGTTTGGCTCGCCGTTAGCGTCTATTACAAGTACGTCTGACCCTACAATACTTTCAATAGTGCTATCGAATATCTTAGAAGCCTCAGTAGCGCTAAGATACCGTGAAAGCCTATTCAAGCCTGCTCCAGGACCTGTTGTACCTCTAGGGGAAGCTTCTTGTCCTCTCATAGCTGCTAAAACTTGCTGCTGCATACTCTCAGGAACCATACTTCTAACAGTATCTTCCTTAGAAGCACTACCTACTAAAGCACCCTTAAAGTTATCCATGAAAGTGCTTTCCTTCTTAGGGATACCTTGAGTACCCTCATCTGAGATTTTTCCGAAGATTGAAGGGTCCTTATTGTATTTGGTTACTATTCGATTAGCTATGACAGAAGGCCTGACATTAGGATTATTCTTTTGTGTTTTTGAAATTTCCTGGCCTGCCTGTATTTTTTGATAAGGAGTCATCTTAGCAAGACTCGCTTTCCCTGCCTTAGTTTGAGACATTACTCTTTCAGTAACACTCATAAATTCTTGATCGGATACCTTACGTGCTCTAGCTTGTTCCTTAACTACTCCAAAAGCAGCCTCAGCTTTCTTCTTATAATCCTCAGCAAGTTTTTTGTTTTCCTCACGAGCCTCGTCAATTTGGCCCGAGATACTACCCATTGCTCCGATAATTACTCCCGGTGAGAAAAAAGCCATTACATAGGTACTCCCATCAATCCGCCTGTAGGCATTTGCTCTTCCTCAGGGGCTTCCTCTAATTGTTCAAACTCTGTTTCTTCTGTAGCTACCTCGTCCTCGGTTATGTTATCGCCCCGGGCTTCTCTAAGGAGTTCCATAGCACTCTCAAGGTCGTCATCTTCATTACGATTAGCCAGTGCAATATAGTCGATACCGGCTTCATCTAGGAGAGTCGTAGCTAACTCTAAGATAGGCCCATAGATCAAGTACATCGTGTCGATAGTATAGTAACCCTCAGCCCACCCTGAGTACACGATAGCTCGCGTCGTAAGTTCTACAGGAATACCTAGCTCTGCTGAGACTGCTAGACGCTTGAAAGCTGCTTTAGATACTAAGCGATCAGCAACTTCTTGATACGCCTCAGAAGGGTCTACATGGATTGGGGGTTGTTCGCTAGGGTGAGCGCCTAATTCTTGAGTCAATGAAGACCCCGCAATAGGACCGTTGAATACCGGAGAGTTCTCTTGAGGCTGATCTACGTCGGACATAGTATTAAGTAACCTTATACTGGCGTTTTAATAGAGTTCATAATGTTTTCATGTTTAGACATAAGACTAGAGATCTGCCCTACGCTAGAAGCTGCCGAAGGAGCGGTAGTAGTGGTCCCAGTTACTCCAGGAACTCCCATAAGTCCTTGATGCTTCTTAGGTTTCATTTGAAGTTGAGTCGCAGTATTCTGCTTACCCCCTCCTCCAAATAGCCCCTCTACTCCTGAGCCTACTACGGTTTTAGCGATAGTACCAAATACATCCATCATTTTTAATTAGTCCTTTGATTTCCAAATGGCGTCAACGACTGCGCCTCCTACGTCCATTAGTACGCCTCCAACAGCTATATCCTGAGATAAGTCTAAGTTTTTGTCAAACGCATAAGAAGCAAGAGCTAAATTGTACTTATATTGTTGTTCATTTAGAGCGTTTACCCGAGCATAGTTCAGGTCGTCTCGGTGTTGTTGAAGAGTATTGGCCATTGCTGTTTGGCTGATGTTAAATAGATTACGAGAGTTATACTCTGCTTCTGCATTAGCTAGAGCAGTGTTAGCAGTGTTGATATGCCTACGATACTCTACGTTTGCTTGGTCTACTATGAGCCGATTCTTCATGTTAAACTGCTCACGCTGAGAAGCTAGTTCTGAGTTGAACTGGTTTGTTACGTTGGTCTGTCCTGCATTGAACTGATCTACTGCTGTTTTCTGAGCCGAGTTAAATCGCGCCGTAGAGTTAAATAGCTCTGAGAAGAATTGATCATTCTGCTGCTTGCTCTGTGCATTGAACTGCTTAGAAGCATTCTGAGCCGCTTGGTCGTTGAAAAGGGCTTGGGCTTGTGTCCTGAAGTTTAGCTCACCCATGCTGGCATAAGTAGCAGCATCAGCAGCAGCGATAGGTATAGAGGACTCCATAGCAGCCTGGACAATAGCTTCCCCTGCCATCGAAGAAGCCCCTAGACCACGAGAGGCTAACATCTGCTGAGCAGAGCGCATAGCACCAGAAGCAAAGGCAGGGACTTCACCCCCTTCAAACTGCTTCATAAGCCCTTCAAGTTGACCTGCTACAGTAGCTTCCTTAGCGACTTGACCCTCTTGAAGTTTATCTGATACAGTCGAAGCATCGTAAGAAGCCGAGGCAGTCTTAGTAGGCATACCCACAACATCAGGGGCCTTGGCTTGTGCAGCAGCAATCTGCATACCCCGAGGATCTGTCTGATATGCCGAAGAATCCATAAATTCCCCAGGTTTAGCTTGAAGGCGCTTAAGTTTTAACTCAGTACCTTCTGGAAGAACTGGATTAACGGCTAGGTCTGCTTGAACACCCGTAGGAGTTGTCTGGCCGTAAGCGTCTACGTAACTCTCAGTAGAACCTTTGGCAGATAAGAAATTATCAGCATCACGAGGATCATCAAAGGTTCCTAAGAAGCCTGCATCGCGTGTCGTACTACGTTTTTCTAAGTTATCGGTTAAAGCTTGTAAAGCTATGTAAGAAGGGTCATTTACACTCGTAGCTGTCTTAGCAGAATTTAAAATAGAAGCTACATCATAATCCTCCCCGATATCTCCTCCTGCTAATGAGGGGAGAACCTTGTTAGTCGTGGGGTCGGTATAAGCTGCTAAGGACTTCTCTAGGTCTTCTGTAGAAACATACGTAGGCGTATCTGTAGTATCTTGAGTATCTTGAGTAGTCTGGTCCGCAAAGATACCTGTCCGGTTTCTCCTGTCTTCCATCATCTGCTGTTCCTGAAGCTCGCCGCCGTCTGCCATAGTTCTATATTCCCTTTAAACCGGAGTGCCGTTCATTGTGTTAGGTGCGGAGATGCCATCCAAGAAGGATACGAAAGCATCACGAGGATCTTGAGATGCAGGACCCATGGGAGAGGTTACGGGCTGAGTGGTCCCTGTAGTCTGAGGGGTAGCCGAAGTAGCTCTAGGCTGTTGGAAACTACCAAAGCCTTGTGTCTGAGCAAACTGAGAAGCTGCCTGAGCCGCTGGAGCGAATTGAGGAGCCATAGGACCTCCCATGAGTCCGCCTAGAGGGGCTTGACGAGCCTGCTGTTCTAGGAGTTGGTTAGCTTGGCCTCCTACTTCCCCTACTTCACGAGATAACTGCTCTCGCCCTGTAACGCCTGCCTGCTGCATGAGGGTTCGTTGGCGCTCAGCTTCCCGTTGATAATTAGCCGCAGCCTGCTCTAGTGCTGTAATATCACCTCGAACACCTGAGATGTCTTGACCTACTCCAGTAATCTGAGTACCTAATCCTTGCTGACCCGTCATAAGACCCTGTTGACCTGCAAATAAATTAGTAGGCTGACCCTCTACCGGAGCACCGATAGAACTAGAAATACCCTGCTGACCTTTCTGTAATACACCTTGATTAGCTGCAAGACCTGCTTGATTAGCTGCAAGGCCCGCCTGACCTTCCGTAAGCCCTGCTTGGCCCGTCATAAGACTCTCCTGGCCTGACATAAGACCTGCTTGGCCTCCAAAAAGAGTGCTAGGACTGCCTTGAGCCGCTGTCCCGATACTCGTCTGAATAGGAGACATAAGACCTTGAGCTTGTTCGTAGGTAAGCTGAGGATTCGTAGAGGCTGACGTAGGAGTGTAACCTGTAAATCCTTGTTGCTGACTTAGCCCGTACCCAGTCCCGTAGTTAGAGTGTACTAGGTCAGAGGCTCTCTGAACCTCCCCGGAAGCTCCTCGGATAAAGTCCCCATAGGCACCTCCTCCAAAAGCTCCTGAGTAACCTGTGGCGTCTCTAAGAGCCTGCTGTAACTCTGCATTAGTAGCCATTGTATTAAGTATCCTTACCGTTATTTGAAGAATTTAAGGCCCTGTCTAGTTTATCTTCAAGTCGATGTAATGCAGCCATGACTTTATCCATGCCATCCCTAAGTTCTGATCGAGTTGCGTAGTCTTCCCGAGTTTTACTTAAGATGTCCTTGATACTCTTTAAGTCTTCGCGGGTGTCAGACTTAAAGGATCTGTAGGCTAGGAGTGCCGGAGTAATCACTAGGCTTAGTAGGATATTCCAGATAAGGTAAGGGTTTATGTCCACTTTGTTAGCCCCAGTAAGAGTAGCCGGATGGGAGGTATTGCACTGACGAAACATCTCTCAAAGTAAACGAATCGCCTATATCAAGGTGTTGATAAATAATGTGCCACGGATAACCATAAACATAGCCTGACAGACTGCTCATGTCATATCCACCAGTTGAGTTCACAGGATCAAAAGATAAGTCCCAAGTACCGTTACGTCCAAAGTAGGCACGAGCGTTATCTATATCAAATGCCCACATAAACACATCTCCATCTGAGTGTGTTTGAGAGCCGTCACTAACTTCTCCAGTGTTTGTTTCTGAGTTACTTTCAGATTTATTTGCGTAAGCGGGGACACCAGAACCCCAAACCCCCATACGATTAGACTGTATGGTAGTATTAAAACTTGACCCTTGATTTTGAGCAACGCCGATTCTCATGTAACCACTGCCAGGGTTGCCGCTTACAACTCCTTCAAAGTAGTGTTTTCCAACTGTATGGGACGTTACAGAAGCAACAGAGTTATTCGCCCAGTCTGTGTTTTGATAAACAGACGCCGTTGTATTACCGTTTGTAAGTTGTATATCCCCGCCTCGGTATGCCGGACTCCATGTAGAATTTGGCACAACCCCCCATGTCCCTGCCTCCAATCCTTCGCGCATCTGATCGACGCTGAAGGTTGAGGCGTAAAAGGTAGGCGTAACAGTAGGATCAAAACCAATATGCCTAACCATTAGCTCAATTCACCATATGCTGCAACGACATCAACGGTACTTGCTACACCAGAACTGACCTTAAGACTCTCATCTTCTAAGAGAACAATAGGGCTACCCTCGCTGGCCAATTCGATACTAGCCTTGTTAGGGAGCACCTGAGAAGTTCCATAACTATAGTCTGTTCCTGAGCCAGCAGCCGCTGAGTTGACTGTTACGGTATACGTAGCGTCAGCAGAGGCATGGATGTTACTAAGTTTTAGTGCAGTAATCTTAATCACCTTACCTGACGCGGCAGCATTAGCAATCAAAACAGCAGGGGAGGTTGTCAAGGCCGCTTTGGCGTTACTCAAGGTGAGCGTGGTAGGATTTAATGCGTTAGGGGCTGTCATAATTTATATATTCCTTTTTTCCTATAGAAATCCGACAAAGGCCAGAGGTATTGCATTGTTAGGGCTTAGCTCTTGAATAGCCTGAGCAGTCCTAAGAGGCGTCATCATAACTGAGTTATTTGTACCTGCCTCGGCTTGTGCTTGAGACGACCGGAGAAGCGTAAGTTCTTCTGTGCCATCTGAGGTTACTTTAACAGTTCCTGAGCCGTCTCGGAATAGTCCGGTATCTTGGTCGGACGTGAACGAAATTGAAGGGAGTGCAGCAGTACCATCAGCAGCAGCCTCAACAGTTCCTGTATCACCTTTCTCAGCCGCTGAAGTTTGTACCGTAGCATCCCCAAAAGTGATGCCTCCTGAAGAGACTACTGAGGAAGCATTGACTGTCGTAAAAGTACCTACAGCAGGAGTAACACTACCAATGACAGCATTATCAATAGTGCCTCCGTCCATATCTACTGTAGTTAAGTATGCTGTCCCATCGATGTAAAGGTCTTTAAATTTATTCGAGGAACTTCCTAAGTCTAAATCATTAGTTACAGCAGGCTTAACAACCCCATCAGCTACACTAAACTGCTTTACAGGGACTGAAGTTACGTCAGTAAAAAACTCAATTTCGTTAAGAGTGTTATTGACGAACACAAGGTTATACTGATTAGTATCCCCGATCCGATCAATGATTGCTCCTTCCCCTGCACCCCCAGAGTGAGTATGGCCTGTAGTAGAGTTAAAAGCTGATTGAACCTGATTAAATTCAGCATTCAACGGTGCTGCTCGGACTACTTCGCCTGTTAAGACTTGTGCAGAGGATTGACGTGTATAACCTGCCATTTACTTATACCCTTTATCTAAATACTTAATGCCCCAACCTTGAATGCTGTAAGGTGCATCCGTACCTACTGAGGTTATAACAAAACTAAAGGAGCGTCCGCCCCCTTCTGCAAAGTTTACTGACAATACAGGACTACTACTGCCTCCAAAAGTAAAAGAACTTCCGTAAGTCCCTCCAGTAGTGTCATAGCGCAATACAGAACCCGCAGTAGATAACCCGTAAGAAGAAGGGTTAAATTTATTAGGGTCGTCCCAGTTATAATAAATTGCTAAGTTGAACTGAGAAGATCCCTCGGGCCTTGTGTAAATGGACAGCTCTCGAACATCTTTATTACGCTCAGTAGAGTCAAAGAAGTAAAACGGAGTAGCATAAACCGAGATAATATCAGACCCATTAAAGCTGTTACCAGTTTCCTGCTTGAACACGTTTCCTTGAGTGTCTCCATGTACTACTAGCTCTACATTATTTACTAAGTCAGATGCAGCTACTACCGAGCGAATCCCTAAGAGTTCTCCAAACTCCCAGCCAACCCTTGAGTCTGCAAAACGTAGACCCCCAATAATTCCATAAGAGTCATCCTGTGCTCCTGAGGGTGTCGGGAAGAAATAGCGGAACTGTGACTTGCCTCGGATTACTACAGAGGACATAATTGTTAAGTCGTAATTAGACGGTAAGGACTGTAAGATCTGCTGAATAGGCTTAGAGACTGTTTGGAGTTCAATGTCGCCAATCCTAGCAGTACCTTGAATCGGCCTGATACCATCTGAGGCTAGGAAGAGTACGTCTCCTCCAATCTCAATTATACTGTCAGCAGCAATACACCCAATGTTATTGGTAACTTCTGAGAGAACAAAGTCAGAACTAGCTTTACCTGTTATCTTCTTAATCTTGTCACGACCAAAGACGTATAGAGTATCTCGAAACTTAGCTAAGCCTGTAATAGGGAACCCTACGTTGATTGATCCTGCGCCACCTGCAACAGTATAAAGAAGGTCACTGTTAGGTTCGCTGAAAGTCAGGATGTTAGGCAAAGCAGACATACCAGCGAAGAAAGTATGATTTGCAAAGTCAGTTACTAGAGAAGCTGTGTCGTGATCTCGATTTAATGTAGCTGTATACGTATAAAACCAGTTTACAGTAGATCCGCCTACGTTATTCTGACTTGCTCCTGTACCTGTAGCTCCTAAGCCGAATACGTACTCGTCATCACTGTTCTTAGCAGTTACTGTAAAGTCTGTATTATTAATATCAATATTGCCAATATTTACATTGACATTAGAGAATCGGACAGTATCACCTACAGCTAAAGAGTGATTAGTGTGGGACACTGTTACAAGAGTAGGAGTAGAGTTATTGTAACTGAAAGGATCAGATAGCTGGGCATGAGTTTCAAGAGACGCAGTACCTTGACGATCATACACTTCAATAAATACTGCACCATTATGTCTAATAGGACGATTAACACCGTCTACCAAAATATGAACTTCACTACCTGTAAAGCTGTGTTCTGTAAAACGTAGTTTACCTACTCCAGTAGCCTTGCGTTCTACAAAACCTCCTGCGGTAGACTCGTTATACCATCCTACCCCTGCTACGTGCTTATAGATTGAGTAATATCGGCTGACAGTGTAAGTAGCAGTGCTAGAGGTACTCGTAGTCGTACTAGAGGCTGCTGCACTAGCTGCAAATACAAACGTGTTAGTATCAGCAGAGGCTACAGTAAACTCAGTATCATTAAGAGGTAGACCACCTACAGAAGCTTCAAGATTACTAAAGGTTACTTTTTCGCCTACAAGGACCCCATGAGATGCCTGAGTCACTGTGACACTAACTGAGCCTGCTGTAACTGCTACTGCACCAACAGCTAAGGTAGCCGAAGTAGCGTCTGAAACATTCCTGCGGGCCGCATATACGGTGTCATTGTGAATCCAGATACCGAGCAAAGGACCCGCACCAGGAACTGTAGGGTTATTCGAGTCGTAATAAGTATAACCGCTAAGACGCCGATAACCTCCGAACTGAGACACCTCAAAGTTCAAGAGCCTCTGAGCACTTCCAGGGAAGTCCTTGGCTAACGTAAGAGGATCTTCATTAGTATAAAGACCCCCTTTGGTGATTATTGTTTGGTCACGTAAACCGTCAGCCATTTAGAGATCCCCAGGGACGCTTCGGACTACTCGGGATACTCGGGTGTCTCTGACTCGTGTATGGCGATTGATAAGAAGTGTACGCATTTTCTCAATACCAGTTTTGAACTTCTGGTCGTTGTATGCTACCATCTGATCATTATCTCGAAACTCATGGCAATACTTAGACGCTCCGGTAATAATTACATTTACGTAGGCGTCTGGGATCGACAAGAGATCACCATGGTTTACTAAGTCTACTGGGTACTGAAAATAATCATAAGACATTACGTAAGCTTTGTCAGGAGAAGGATACACTCCAAAGCTTGTAGTCTTTGTTCGATACACTTTAGTAGGGGTATCTCGTCCCGCCTCGCCACTATTAGATTCGTCTACAAAGAACTGAGATAAGTAAGTATTGTAATCAATCTCAGTCAGTAGAGAGGCATTGACATTTAATGAGTCATCCTTGGCAATCCTGAATGTAGTCATATCTGCGATCTTTAACGTATCAGGAAAAGAATACACAGAAGTTCCAGGAGTTAAAGTAACTGAAGCCGTTTGATGATTAAACGGCCACTCAAATTGCTGCTGATTTAATTCTTGGATTGCAAGATTAACGGCATTTTTTACTTGAGCATGAAACCCTCGGGCAGTGTTGAACTCGTCTACGGTAAGATTAACTTGACCGAAAGAGTTTAGCACCGTGTTTACTAAAGTAAGAAATGTCGTTGACATAAGTATAAATATCCTTAGTTAGATACAAGTAACGGGAAGGCCCGTTTAAGGCCCTCCCATCAGTCTTGGTATTTTACGAGTGCTTGAGGATAGACTTAAGCAACGTCACGAGCGACAGAAGCTGGACCAGGGATCTCAGCAATATCTGTCATAAACGCAACAACGCGAACTTTACCGGAAGTAAGAGTACCGGAAAGAGTAGCAATCTTAACGTCTACCGTGTCAGCAGTAGCGTTGACAACAGTGTTAGCGCCAAAAGGAGCCAAGCCGTTTGTGCCGAAGGCTGCGTAACCGGTTGAAGCGATGATGTTCGCACCGTCGATGAACGAGTCACCTTCAGCAACGTCAACGTCAATGGTGGCAGCAGAGGCATCACCAACAACCATAACTTCAGCAACCACGCCATGCAACAAAGTGTTAGCAGGGACGTTGATAACGCTGAACACGTCAGAAGCAGCAAGAGCCGAACCTTTAGTAGTCAAAGCGTCGGCCCAATCAAGGACGAACTCAACTGCATAAGGAGCGTTGATGCCCATACGAGAGCGGTGGTTAATTGTACCACCATTAGCAATATCAAAAGCCATGTTTCAATACTCCCTTATTCGTAGGTGTTGTATACGGCACGAACAAGAGCTTCTGGACGAAGGATCTTGCGACCGTACAAGTGCATACCACGAACAACATCAGCAAAGCTGTCGGTGTCACGGTAAGATTCAACTTTGTTGATCTGCTCAGCAGTAGCAACAGCCGAGTCGTGACCAGCCAAGATTGCACCGTAGTTAGTTGAAGAACCACCAGTAGCAGCCGTACCTGGGCCAGTACCGATAATAGGCAGGTTGTTCGAGACATACACCCGGAAACCTCGGATCAAGCCGTCAACAACACGACCATTACGAAGGATGTCACCAGCATCTTGACGACCAGCAAAGTCATTGCTGAGAAGCTTGCTGTTTTCATCGTTCAGCAATTCAACGAACACTGGGTCAACAACGATCCAGCGACCGTCACGGTCAACATTCTGTTGGTCCAGAAGACGAGCCATACGATTCATAACCGTCAAAGGAGATACCGCAGAAGCATTCGCACCAACTGCAACGGAGTCAGTAGAAGCGGAACCTGCGAAAGTTCCTTTAGCAATCTTCATAGAAGTCAACAAACCGTCGTCAGCAACAACAACAGGATCAGTACCGGACTTGTCGGCAGCAACCCGAGCTTGGCTGGCGTTGGCATGAAGAGCAGCCTGCTTAAAGCCAGACATATAACCAAGGATTTCTTGGTCAAACTGATCTTTCAAGCGATACCCTGCACGATCAGAAGCAAGGGACTCAAAGTTTACGTGGCTGTGAGCCTCTTCGATGTCGTCGATCTTGAAAGCAAAGTAGTTGGACTGATCAATAACGAGAGTGAAGTCGTCGTCTTGGAGGTCTTGAGCAACAACCTGAGTACCCCGAGAATATGGAGAAACTGAGATTTCTGGCTCTTTGATGATCTTGACGCTATCGCCCATGTTAGCAATTTCGCCAAAGTAATCGTTGTTAGTAATATCTTCGCAGATCGCTGATTTGCGAAAAGCACTCTGAACTTTCTTGGAATAAATGACAGGACTAAAGTTACCGTTAGGTAAGTTACCATGACCTGCCGCACTTTTAAACGCCATTTTAATGACTCCTTTCATTTAGTGCGGAAAAGAGCTAACGTGTGACATTTCAAGGCTGAGCAACTTCAGGGTAAGGATATGAGGTAAAAAATACCAATCCGGCCATAGTGTTCAGGTAGTTGAAAGCTATAAGTCAGCTTACAAAAAATATATGTGTGTATAAGGGGGTAAGGGTAACGAGTATAAGAAGGTAGCCTATAAATTTAAAAGGAGCTTCTTATACTCATTTATTTGAGTAGTATATCATGCTATAAAAAGCATGTCAAGAACTTTTTAACGTGCTGCACCAGAAATATCGTAAATAAATTTACCGCTTCGGATAGCATCACTAATTTCTGCCTCGTACTTTTCAAAATCTAAAGCTGTCATAGAATCTACTTTGCTCTCAGACCAAGTAGCCTTAGTATCTTCAGGAGCACTTGAGCGTCCTGAGGAAGCTACTTTCTGTGCAACTTTCTTTGAAGACTTCTTAGCTTCGCTTTGACCTGTCTCTACTTTAAATAAAGTAATAGCTTTACCAGCAGCAATAGGGTCTAAAGTATCCGAATCATACAAAGCCTTCTGAATCATCTCAGGTTGTACTGAAGCCCACTCATGGAAGTCTTTGTTACCTCGTAGCTCCTCAAAATCTGGATGAAGATCTTTTAGAGTTTCTTCAGCTTTCTTCTGAGCAATACTACGTTCAAGTTGATCTAGGCGTTCTTGAGCCTTCTCGATATTAGGCTGAGATTCTTGGAGCTTCTTAGCCGCGATTGTTTCAACAATACCTGCAACGTCAGGGTACTCTTTGTACCAGGCGTCTACCTCTTCGTCTGTCTTAGGTAGCTTCATCTGAGCTTTAGTTAAAGACTCTACTTGCTCTTGAAGTTTCTTTAGCTCTGTCTTATATTCTTGTTGCTGCTGTTGTTGATGTCGTCGTAGATCACCATAACGCTTTTTGAAAGTAGCTTCTTCTGGAGACTCTTCCGGAGACTCTTCAGCTTCTTCTGAGGTCTCTTCTGAAACGGTCTTACTTTTCTCGTGCTCCTCTAGCATTTTTTCGTCTTCGTACCTACGCCGTTCTTTATTCGACATTTGAGCTACTTTAGCTGCTTCGGCTTGTTCTTCTTCAGTCATCTCTTCAGGGGTGACTTGGTTGTCTTGGTTTTCCATTAACATTAGTAGTTCTCTCCGAGTGTTGGGGGTCTCCAGTAGCCTACCAGAATTAGTAGGGGTAAAGAGTAGCCCTTAGAAGTCCTCTAAAGTATTTTAGTAGGACATTAAGCCGCCGCCTTTACGAAGGTCAACAGCAGATTCTGGATTAATTTTACGACGATACCCTACGCCAGGGACATATACGTAGCCCTCAGGAGCATATTGGTCTTGTGCAGTAGTAATTTTAGTGGCGTCTTCACCAGGGGACATAATACCTTTTTCCTGCTCCTCTCCTAAGCCTCCTTCAGGGCCTGGAGTGTCTTCTTGTTTAACATCATACCCTGCGTCAGCAAGTTTATCTGCAATACCGGATATAACAGCAGCGGCTGCACCTACCGGAGTCATGCCCATAAGACCGCTTAAAACACCGGGCATAGAGTCTTTACTTGACGGCTGAGTAAATTCATACGCAGCGTCAGAAAGTCTTTCCATAAAACCTCTGTTATCTAAAGTCTCTTGTAGCTCTTTGTCAGCTTTATTTCGCGTAGAGGTTCCCGGAGAAGGCTCTGAACCAGGGGGAGAGGGGTCAAGCCCTTGATCCATGCCTCCCTCTAACCCAAAACCTTCCATGCCGTCTTCTTCTGATTCACCGACCCCTCCGCCTGCATTAAAGCCTTCAGGAATAATTACGGAAATTGAAGTACCCTTGGCCTCTTTAGGTCCACCATTAAGACGATCCATTAGGACCTTAGTTTCTTTGTCTCCATCCTTCTCAACTTTACCGTTCTCGTCTACATTCTCGATTACCCCGGTATCTTCCAGGCTTTGTAGTTGAGCTAAGGCAATGTCGTGCATTCGCTTGATATTTGCAATGCCATAATATTTGACAACATTAGCAGGGAGTACGTACTCTCCTTCTGATAAATATGCAGGGATATCGTCTGCAACTTCTTCGGGAGTTGATCCAGGAGGGGGATCATTTTTCTCTTGACTTACTGAGCCTCCCTCGGCCCTTTGAATTGGACGAGGCTCTGGGATCGGCATAGGATTCTCAGATTGCTCTGTAGGCATAATAGGCCGAGGCGTAGGTAAAGGCATGTCCTGCTGCTCAGAAGGAGCATTACGTTTCATCTGGCCTGTAGGTTGATCGTCCTCTGCCCCACTAAAACTGAATAGATTTAGAATCTTATCTACAATAGACTCTTCAGAATTGTCTGAAGTTCTTTGGGTATCTTTAAGATTATCCATGGGTACTTCCTTTTTCTTTAGACATAGCTTCCGCTACTGCCTGCATTCTAGGGGCAACTCCAGTTTTCTCGTCTAGTGAACGTCGGTACTCATCATTATCCAAAAACTCTTTAGCTGCTGCGGTAAAATTACCTTGCCGGAGAAGCTCTAAGGTTTTTGGACTACCGCTTAAAGAACCTCGATATACACTAGATACTACGTGCTTCTTTAACTCCGGTGAATAACTATCGAAGTTAGGAAGTAACTGACGAGCTAAAGCTATCTTCTTTTTGAGTTCTTCGTCTAGTAGATTTCCTGCCTCTGTCTCGCTGATAACTTGCGTAGGCTTGATGTCAGGATTATTACTTCCGAAACCAATAGTGTAGTATTTTTCATTACCTATACGCTTAGCAGCAGGTAAGAAACCTTCTTCCTGAATTATATAATTCTTAAGATCATTATATTCTTTTGAGTTCACCTTACTTACCTCTGCCTGCGCTAGAAAGAACAGAGTCCCGAAGACTCCCAATATCCCTAGTAGCTTCAATATTCCCTTGTAATTTATAAAATGTTTGAACATCTGTAGCTCTCTCAAAGTTCTTGTGATATACCTTTAATCTTTCAGCTACATAGAGATCTACGGCTTCTTGGAAACCTGGAGTATTAACAAGAGGCAAGAGTTTTTTAGCCGTCTCAGAGTCCATCAAGGCCATGTTTAACTATATTCCTGTGGTTATAAGTAATATCAAAGCATTATTGTTATTCGTAGTTCTTTTTAAGTAATCTAGGTACTGTAGTTGTTCTGTATGAGATTCTAAGTCGTCTCGATCATACCTACGCGAGCCTGAGGTTACTTGAGGAGTTACTAGGACTACCGTAGCACCTGAGGAGGGTAATGCCTTCTTGAAATAATTAGAGGCAAAGTAATTTGACTTGAAATAAGCCATTCTACTCTAGCTCACCGTATGGGTAACAGCAGTACGTTGACCTTGTTCATCTGTAGTTGCTACAATACGATCTGAGGTATCGTTTACATCTCTAATAGTAACAGTATCCCCTGAGACAATAATCTTACCTGCCATAGCTGCTGCTTGAAGCTGCATAAGTTGCTTTGCAGTAAACCCAGATTCTAAAGATTCACCCCAGACTGCTGAGGATACATCAGAGGATGAGAGATCGTTGATTGATACTGCCCGAGTAGAAACTTCAAGCCGTAAGAAGGCGTCGTATCCTGTTGTCTGCTCAAATAGGACAGTGGTAGGATCACGAGGAAATAAATTACCTGATACAACGATCTCTCCGTCATCTTCAGGCATTTTAATACGCCAGCCTAAATCATTACGGCAGAAAAAGTAAGGAGCAATTTCTTGACCTCCACCAACATTATCGCCCCCGGTTGTGTCAAAGGCAGGAGGATACTTAGCATTATCGCTTAGAGCAATCCACTCTTTCCATGCTGAGTATAAATTTGTCTCAACATCAAAAGTACCAATACTAGGCAATGTAACGTGTAGGTTTGCTCCATCAAATACAGCATCAGCCATGATTAAGGATTCCTGTAGTTACGGTCTAGTCGTTGCTGGATTGGTAAGGTTAGATTAGAGGAGGTATCTGCTCCTTCGATTTTTTGGTATTCGTAACCGATAGAGTGAATGACGATATCTACACTAGAATCAGCTAAGTTAGCAGTAAAGGTAGTTCCAGAGTTTTCTACTCCTGCTACTTCTGTAATTGTTCCTGCTGTGAATACTCGAACCTCTGTATTGTTCTGTAAGCCAGTTAAGGTTAGTGTTGTTACCGAGGAAGTACCGGAGGAGTCTGTTGTAGTCCCGATAATTAGCCCATCATTAGATAAAGTAACTGTGCCTGTTGTCGTGATATCACCAGTGTACGTAGCTCCGTCAACAACCATGTCCCAATCGTCCAAGTTGAAGGCGTTACCCGTCCGCACCAGGTCTTCGCCGTAGACCATGTTTGAAGTCTGGTCGAGTTGGTATTGATAGTAGTCGTAAAGGCTTTGGGCGCTGTGGTTGGATGTGATGGTGACTGTCTCGGTTGCGAAGTTGAGCGATATACCAGTGATGGCCGCCGCTTCGGCCTCGGTAGAGGCTAGGTCAGTGTTAGTGCGGAGTCGGACTTCCTGCTTGATCGGTTCGCTAACAGCGGATTGAAAGCCTTGATACACGTAGCCATATCGGCGAATGCGAATGTCAAACGGAGCAAAATTAGTTGGCGTCGAAACATTGTGGCTCTTACGAAAAAACCGCGTGTTGATTGCCTGCACCGTGCCGCTTGAACTGGTCTGCACACCGCCGCCTTGGACGCTACCTACGTTGTCATAGACCGCCACCTTGACGCCGGTTAAGGCGGTGCCGCTTGCATCAGTGGTGGTATAGTTGATTGACTTTAGCTGCTCATAATTTCCACTATTGTTGTTAATTTTACTTACATCAAATGTCGTGCAGTCAATGAATCTAAATAGCAACCCAGAAGATGCCGCCGCCTCAATAATGTAGGTGTTTGAATCTGCGAATCGCGTGTTTGAAAAGGTGCCTGTGAACCCTTCAAACGATTTAATTGCCGCGACGTTTTGATAAAAGAAGACGTTATCAATAGCTCGCGTGAAAGACGCGCCCAAGGACCAGGCAACGCCGCCCGATAGGTTGCCGCTGAATCGCGTATCGACAAGCTCCGACGCGGCAGAATAAAGGCGACCACCCAT